TTTACATCACCTACATCAGCAGCAGTAGTAACGATAGCGTCACCTGTGCTTATGCTTTGTGTAAAGCTGTATGCATTTCCTTGGGTTGTCTGTGCTACGTCAGGCAGTGCAAACGTTGCTACACCTGCTGTGCTGACAGCAGATATACCACCTAGATTACTAGCTGCACTACCACCTGACGGTGTAATAGTTGTTGATACACCAGATCCACTAGTGCTATATGTATTTGCTGCTCTAGATACCTGTGTATAACCCGCATCCACTTGGAGTTGTGTCGAGCTACTAAGTCTATGAGTCAGATCGGCACGTGCTGAAGTGCCACTCATCAAAATCATTCCAAAAAGCAGTATTGCTTTTTTCATTTATCCTAAGTAGAAGTACTTCTATTTAGCAATGTAACGATGTAACGAATGTACTACTTCGGATACCCCTACCACTAGTGCTTGGCCGATATGTTATAAATAGATGTGGTTGCCTTCGGGGACCACAATTTAACACTCGCTTTTAAAGGAGGACTATTATGTCTAAGATACAGAGATACCGTGCAGCTGATTTACCTCAGTTGATGGATAAGATTTTTACTAACTCGTTAGGGTTGGATGATTACTTCGAGAGCTTCAATGCAATGGAAGCAAGTAACTATCCACCCTTTAATATTGTACACATAAACAATCACGAGTCTAGATTAGAAGTAGCACTAGCAGGTTTCGCAAAGGAGGAAGTCAATGTCTACACAGAGTATGGAAAACTTCATATCGAAGGAACCAAATCTGAACCCGATGAGGAAGAGACGTTTATCCACAGGGGATTGGCTAAGCGAACTTTCAAGAGGTCGTGGACAATCGCAGAAGACACCCACGTCACAGACGTTACCTTCAATAACGGACTCCTCGTTGTCAAGTTAGGTAAGATAGTACCTGAGCATCATGCTCGTAAGGATTACCTAACATGAAGAAGGCAGGTGATGTGATGATGCACCCCTTATGGGCAGGGCCTGTATTATTAATTGGTATGATGTGTGTGATACAGACCCTTCATACCATCACCCACTGGCATATGGAAATAGATGCTGATGCATACTGTCGAAACAATGCTGAGTGGGTTGAGTCCCAGACAAATGATGATGATTACTAACATATATAATACACAACCGAAGAGACCCGATGGGTCTCTTTTTAATGGGAATAACCATGAACATGTATGTAAACCTGTGCTCAGGTAAAGAAGAAAGGAAGGACACCTTGACAGTTGACATCCCACCAGAGTATACTGATGAGTTCAACCAGATGGTACACATCCTTGCTGAAGATAAGAATGTCACTGCTCGACGTGCCTTCGTTGATATGGTGAAGTTTACATTTGATAACTTAATGGAGAGAGATTATGAGCGTAAAGGTCGTAAGAATGCAAAACGGAGAGGACGTAATAACTGACGTTAAGGAGATCCGTCCTGAAGAAGGTAAGTCTGCTATTGCATATGAGTTCCTTGATGCTTTCACTGTAACTATTCTTAGACCTACTGAGGATATGTTTAGGGAAGAGGATACGGATGCTATGGATTCTCTTGGGGATATTCAATTAGAGTTTTTCCCTTGGTCTCCATTGTGCACTGGAAGAAATATTGTTACACTGTATAGTGTGGTATCATTATCTGATCCTCATAGCAATGTCATTGAGGGTTACAAACAGGCAATTGAAAAGTACAAAGAACTAAGGAGAGACGATGCTCAAATTGATTATACTCAAACACCACCCGACAACCTATTTGCTGGGTAAGATAACTGAGTTGGATGAAGAACCCAGTCTATTGATTGAGAATTGTTACACGATTACTCAAGAGGTAACCCTTCAGGAGTATCCTTTATACACCAGTCAAAGAGATTTGTTCTTGACATCTGACGATGTTATGACTATACTGGATCCATCCTTAACGGTAACCAAATTGTACGAAGAAGCAATTAGTGAGTAATTTCTATACGAATCTTACATTAATAGGGGATGACATTCTATACCGTGGGTATGAGAATGGTGAACCTGTGCAGTATAGAGAGAAGTCAAATCCTATCATGTATCTCGTGCCACAAGCACAGAGTAAACCCTCCAAGTATAAGACCTTGGATGGTAGGAAAGCATACCCGAAGCAATTTGATGGTGCTAGAGAGGCACGTGACTTCCTCAGACAGTATGAGAATGCTGCTGGTTTAGAAGTGCATGGATATGAGAGATTCCTTTATCAACATGTTGCTCAGAAGTTTCCTTCTGAGATTGATTATGACATGACCAAGATGAAGATCTATACGATTGACATTGAGGTCGCTTGTGAAAATGGATTCCCTGATGTAGAAGCATCTGCTGAGGAGATGCTCTGCATTACGATAAAGGATTTCAATACTAAGAAGATTATTACATGGGGTACTCGTGAGTTTAAAGGGGAGCATGAGTATCGTGTCTTCTGGACTGAAGCAGAGATGCTTGAGGACTTTATAGGATGGTGGGTGCAGAATACTCCTGACATTATTACAGGATGGAACTGTAACCTATATGACATACCATATATCTGTCGTAGAGTTGAAAGAATACTAGGAGAGAAGTGGAAGAAGTCTCTGTCACCTTGGAAGAGGGTATATGACAGGGAGATTGTAATTCAAGGACGTACTAACATTGCTTATACTATTTGTGGTGTTAACATCCTTGACTATCTTGACCTCTATAAGAAGTTTACTTACACCAACCAAGAGTCATATAGACTAGACCATATAGCTATGGTAGAATTGGATGATGCTAAGTTAGACCACTCACAGTATGAAAACTTTAAAGATTTCTATACTAATGACTGGGATCGCTTTGTAGAGTACAACATACATGACGTTGATCTTGTTGACCAACTGGAAGACAAGATGAAACTCGTAGAGTTATGTGTCGCTATGGCATATGACGCTAAGGTTAACTTCGAGGATGTATATTCTCAGGTTAGAGTATGGGACACTCTCATATACAATGATCTCAGTAAGAAAAATATTGTAGTCCCACCGAAAAGTAAGACAAAGAAAGATGACAAATACGCAGGAGCATATGTCAAGGAGCCCGTCCCTGGCATCTATGATTGGGTGGTTAGTTTTGACCTTAACAGTCTGTACCCTCACCTCATCATGCAGTACAACATCTCCCCAGAAACCCTCTGTGATAGAAGACACCCCACTGCCACAGTTGAAGGACTGCTCAACAGAAAAGTTAGGATCGATGGAGATTTTGCAGTGTGTGCCAATGGAGCACAGTATCGTAAAGACATCTTAGGTTTCCTTCCTCAGATGATGCAACGCATCTATGATGAGAGGACAATATATAAAAAGAAAATGCTTAAGGCGAAGCAAGAGTATGAAACCAGACCAACCGACCAACTTAAGCGAGACATTGCTAAGTTTAATAACGTCCAGATGGCAAGAAAGATCCAACTTAACTCTGCCTACGGTGCTATCGGTAACCAATACTTCAGGTACTACAATCTTGCGAA